TTGCTAAACGCTTTGAGCCATTTGCTAAAGTTAAACCAACACGAGTTACTTTGTTAGAAATTGGAGCGAAAGAATTTATTCGTCCAGTAATTCCAGTTGTTGATGTTGTGAATAAATCACCGATTTGATAAGTGTATCCTTGTATTGTCATTTATTTTATATCCTTTTCTTTTTGTTGGGTTGTTGAGCAGTTTTATATCTTGCTCAGGATATTTAGGGTATTTCCCTAAACTTATGAGAGTGAAACTGTTGTGAAACGCTCTGTTCCATCAACATCAAGCAGAACACGAGTTAGTGTTTCGCTAATTGGTTCAATAGCCTTGATAACGCCCGTTACCTTGCTTTTTTGTGTAGTGAATAAATCACCGATTTGGTAAGTCTTGTTATTTATAGTCATTTTTTTCCTTTTCTTTTGTTGTTGTTAGTGATAGTCTACCATAGACCACCGACATTTATTTAAGGCAGAATATCCGAGCGACATCCCGCATAGGGGCAACGGATATGAACGGCTTTGTGGTGCTTGTATGGGTAGCGTACACCCTTAGCATTAGAAACGGCGGGGATTAAAGAAAGCATTAACCCTAGTATAACTATTCTTTTAATCATTTCCACCCCTTAACTTCTTTAGCCATATAGTAAAACATAATACCAAAGAAAGGCAAAGATATCAACATTATAGCCCGCAGGGTATAGGTGAGATATATCACTAGAGTACCTCATCTACGTCAAAATTATCTACGGCTAGAAAAACATCTGCCATTTCATCATTACCGCCAATAGTGCTTGCTAATTCGTCTAGCATAATATCAAAGGTATCGGCAAGTGTTTCCCACTTGTCTGTCTTTCTATCAAACGAATATGCGTAAGTCATTATTTGACCCCCGCACAATTCATATTGCCACTTCCGAGAGTAGCATAAGCAGAAAGTGGTCTACCATTTTGGTAGATGATTTTTTCACTACAACGAGAGCAGGTTGTTACCTGTTCGGTAGGTTGATTAGGATTGTGTAACATATTAGTTACCTCTTTTCTTTTAATTAAATAACCTTGTGTTATTTATTTTCTTGGCTAAGATTATTTGCCCTATTACTAGGGGCTCACTTAGATTTCTTTATTTAATTTTATAGTAGAATACTACCATAGGGGTCTGACATTTTGACCCTTTTTAGGGGGTGTGTCTGTGTGATTTACCTCACACTAGCACCACCTCTAGGATAGTGCCACGCTTAGACGCTTGGTCTAAGTAATCGTTAGCGTATTCCTCAGATGGGACGGGAAACGATAAAGTAGCGGTTTCTACTGAGTAAGGGTATAACGGGTTAGTGTTATATTCTATTTTATATTTTAGTGTTAACATTTGTTAACCTTTCTTTATTGAGAACCTTTCTCAATTTCTTTAATACTGTAAGTATAGCACACAAAACCCGAAAAGTCAAGACGACACGCCGTTAATTACACGCTTGTAATTAGTGATATACACCACAAAATGCCCTATTTCTAGACATACTAGCGAGTATTGTCTAATATTCGGGCGGACTATTATTTTTTAAAATTCTTTTCTAAGCGTGTATCATCCATAAAAAATACCCATTAACATTTTGAGTAAAAGTGATTTTTAAATTAAATATCTAAATCAATATCGGTAATTTTATATTCCGAATAAAAATTTTGTAAAATTCTTCGCTTTAAAAGACAATATAAAACTCGGCGGGAAATAGAAAGTTTTTCCCAATCTTGATCTTCTAGGTAATCTACAGCAATTTGAGCATCTTCTGCATTGATAGCATGTTTTCCAGCTAGTGGAGATGCAGAAATTTTATCAAAACATTTATTTACAATGCTTAAATCACGTAAAATTTTGTCGGGAGTCCAAGCTGGTGCATCTCTATCTTTTTTGGCGGGATAAATGTGACACGGGGATATAGAAAAAGTACCTTTAGTCCACTTTACATTAGGAAACATAGTACAAATATATGATTCTTCTTCTTCATACCATTCTATAAGCCGTAAAACATCAAAATTTTCATTTTTGATTGCATTTTTCCATCTAGAGTCAGCAATATTTTGTTTTCCATTGCGATTTCTAGATTGTGATGCAAAAGGAAGGCGGGAAATCAGATCAGATGACTGAATAATCTCTAAATTATAAGACTTTCTCTCTATCTGATAATTAATTTCATCTATAGCAGACCTTCTGGGACGTTGTTTTTGCAATATCTTCAATTCATCATCAGTAAATCCAAAAAGTAGCTCTGTTTGCCTATAATGGGCTTCTAAACCATATATGAGGTTAGGTAGTCCAGAACAAAAAATAGCAAAATAATACTTATCAGTATAAATGTGAGCTAGATCACACTCATAATCTATTTCATAAAAAATATTATTGCATAAATCACTAATTTTATTCATTAAAGAGTGTATCCACTTGTGGATTGTCTTCATCTTCAAAGATAAAGGACGGGGCGGGAGCAAGGACTTGTCCTTCAGAATGCATTTTAGTTAAAGATATAGCATCAGCACCTAACTTATCTGCAATAATAGATAGCATATCGTAATTTCGCTGGGACTGTATAAATATAGCTGCTAATAACTCCCTTATACTCTCTATAATATCGTTATTCTCCATTATTTTCTCCTATGATTTCTTTTACTAGATAGTTCCATTTATTGGCTTCCATAGAAACGGAGTTATTTATCTGTAAATCCCCGTTTTCTAACGTTTCCGTATGTAGCCATTTTATGGGTTTATCTAAATTTACCTTTCCAGCATAAATATGATCAATATTTCCATTTTCATCAACTTGTTTCACGTGAAACAATATTGCTAATGGTTCTTCTTCTCCTGACGGCTCAATGTAAGCCCTCTCAATGCGTATCAGTGCCATGAGAAGATTCATTTAATAATGGATAGTCTTCAGCCATCATACTATTAAATTCTTCATTACCTATCCAAAAAATATTTCCTAATACCCGCCAAGCAAAATTGGTTCCTTCTTCTAAATGCTTTGATATTGCCCAAGATAATATTTCTGAGTCCAACTTCCGTCCCGCCTCAATCAGCATCGTATACTCAACGCCCTTAATAGTGCGAGTAGAAAAAATAGCATTACTTCTTGACGGCTTAAAACTATCAGGCATTGTTTTATCTGTTAAATAATCGCATTTAAAGATTTTACAAGGACTTACAGGTCTTTCTGCATATGATCCACATCCCACCCCTTGTTGCAAAAATGTACATGGGTTTAAAGACATATCATCTTTCATTCCCATCCAGGATTCACGTCCATCAGATAGTTTGATATCAGCCCTTAAATAGCCTTCACAGCACTTTGTACAGTCTTTGCAAGACCTTCCCTCAACTACAGGCAATAAGTCCATTAAAACAGGCGTTTCGCTAAATCTGCGGGTGTTACAAGTGCATGTGGCTTAGTAGTAAGTTTAATTTTTATATGAGAATAGCTGCATGCTACTAATTGAGAACAAATTACCCTTTTTTCTTTTTCTGCCAAAATATTTAAAGGCAGCACAGATAATCCAAGGCATTTAAATGCTAAAGCAATAATAGAACCAATTCCATATTTTTCATTTTCAAAGGTTTTTGCAAATTTTATTAAATTTTTACGCTGTACTTCTGTCAACGGCTCATTGCTCCAGATAATCGGAAAACTACTATACTGATCAATTGATCTAATCTTTACTCCATTCGGGCGAGCCTCAATAACTTGACCATCACCAATATAAATCCCAGCATGGTTCCATTTAGAGCCTGTGCCAAATTGAATTAACCGTGCGGCCCATCCAGTTGTATGGACAACAAAATAATCTCCAAGTTTAGGCATTTTCAATCTCCCTTAAAATGTTTTCGTAAAGTTGTAAGCCAGCAGTTTGCTCGTAACCACACGCTGTACAGTATAACATAATTTTATCATCTTGTTCTTTATGATTAAGCCAGTAGTCTATCGGGCTAAGTATATAATCATTTTTGTGATTAGGACAGGCGAGAGGTTTTACCCTGCCCGCCTGCGCTAAATTATAATATTCAGAGAAAATTTGAATTCTCATGCGTATCGTATGTTTGCTTTCTTAAATACTGCTGTGACGTATTGGAAAACGGTAGGATTTCCAGGGATGGGTTTAGACCATGTACTTGGATTTCCTGCCCTTGACGGATACAGGTGCGCTGCTATTGCTTTTTTCCAGTCGTGGTACCTGTTATAAGAAAATTGAAGTTCGTTAACAATTCTTTTATCCTGTACCCATTCTGGAGCGTCACATGCATTTTTGTACCCCATAAAGTTATTCCATGAAGTTGACATGTATTGAAATGCTCCACATGCGCTACTAGAATAAGACTTACGATAATATGCTCCAACCCCGCCAGTTTCTTGGCTTAGTAAGGCATTAGCTAGTCTTGAAATTATTACCCGTTGATCTACTCTTGAATTTAAATTTAGCATTTTGCTATAAGCGGGCATTAAAAATTTTTTGCCAGAAGACAAATCATTAATTAAATAAACAGTTCTATTGCTTATCTTTTTATTATTAATATAATCAATATTAATTATATTTTTAATATTAACTAAATTAACATATTTATTAATATATAATATATTTCTATTATACACTACCGTTTCTTGCATTTGTGCTGCATTGACTGGATTTACTCCAAATATTAATGTGAGAATTGTCACACCAATCATAGTCCATGTCGTTCTTATCCTTGCTTTGTTCTCATTGTTCATTTTGAACCTCCTAGGGAAAGAGTAGTAAAATCAATAATATCATGATATACTGGGAAAAACAAGTATGGAGCGTAATGAAAGTATCTTTTACGGGTGCCCCCGAATATATGGATCGTAACGTTGGTTATGGCGAAGCTTCATGGCATATCTTTAAAGAATTTGAAAAACAAGGCATTGAATGTTTAATTGGTGAACCTGAATCTAAAATCTGTATTTCATTTATTCAACCAAACTTATATAAATTTGGTAAACATCAATATAAAATTGGTTATACACCTTGGGAATCTACTTGGATTCCAGAGTCTTGGGAAAAACCATTAAAAGTTGATATTGACGAACTTTGGACAACTTCACCTTGGTGTGCAGAAATGTTTAGAAAACATACTAACAAACCTGTATTTGTTTATGAACATGGAATTGAAGATAGTTGGATACCTTTAAAAAGAACTATTAATCCTTCCCGACCTTTTAGATTTTTACATATTGGGGAGCCATTTTCTAGAAAAGATGCTCAGATGGTCGTTAGAGCATTTACTGAAATATTTGGTGACGACCCTAACTATGAATTAATTATGAAAGCAACAAAAATTAATACTACTAAAATTTTTGATCCAGAAAGCGGAGAAGTGCGGGGTTCGCCTGGCGCTTTTTATAAAAATGTTAAAAGCATTGATGAATTACTATCAACAGAACAAATGAATGGTCTATACGATTTGTGTGATGTGTTTGTTTACCCTTCTTGGGGAGAAGGTTTTGGACTAAACCCTATTCAAGCAATGGCAAAAGGAATTCCAACAATTTGCACCGAAGCTTGGGCATCGTATGCAAAATATATCACTATGCCGTTGTCTTCACAAAAAGTAAGTTCCCCTTGGCCAGATACTCACCCTGGAGAAATGTATAGACCTGATTATGAGCAATTAAGTAAATATATGCAAGATGTTACTAAAGATTATAAAAAATATAGCAATATAGCTTATAAAAATTCTTTTTTAATTCACAAAGATTATAATTGGGAAAAAGTTACTAAGCCTGCTATCAAAAGGCTAAAAGAAATACAACAAAACCTTTAAAATCTTAATTTAAAAAAAACAACGTGGTACAATTAAGTTCTTAAATCAAATCTATCTAGGAGTAATATGTCTAACACAATTGAAAACCCATATGAAAATTTTATTGCACTATCTCGTTATGCAAGATGGTTAGAAAATGAAAACCGTCGTGAAACATGGGGGGAAACAGTAGACCGATACTTTAGGTTTATGGTTATCCAATTACGTGAAAGTCATGGTTATGTTCCAGATGATAAAATACTTGCAGAACTACGTGATGCTGTATTCAATCGCAATGTTATGCCATCAATGCGTTCTGTAATGACTGCAGGTGTGGCATTAGAACGTGAAAATGTTTCTGGATATAATTGTGCATTTCTTCCCGTAGATAATCCTAGATCATTTGATGAATCTATGTATATTTTAATGTGTGGTACTGGTGTTGGATTTTCTGTTGAGTATAAATACATTAATAAACTCCCGCCACTTCCTGAAACACTTGAAAAGTCTTCTACTACAGTTATTGTAGGAGATTCAAAAGAAGGTTGGGCAAAAGCGTATCGTGA